TTCAATCTTGTGTCCGTTTTCACAGACAAATTCATACATTCTTTTCATTCAATTCCTCGTAGGCTCGTTCGCTGACCTCTTTCAAGGTTTTCAGCCAAGTCAAGATGGAAAGTTCACCTTTGCGAAACATCAAGGTCTTTTCATCAGGAATAACGCTTATATTATTGAGGGACTCTATCATATTGTCAATGTCAATAGATAAGTCTTTCCAACCCTCCATACCCATCATGGAGAACCGTTCCTCATAGTAGCGTTGAAGTTCTGGGGTCATGAATTGCCTTTTAGCAAGCCATCAGCACACAAGGCACACAGAATGAACCGTCTGCGTATGTGCAAGTGACATGAGTTGATGTGACTTTGGCGATGGTCTTAGAACGAACAATGTCATCGCCTTGAAGTTTGGCAGTGCCATCTCCAGCAGACATGAGCAAGTCACCACGGGCAACAGTTACGCCTTGAGCGATGCGGATAATCATGTCGCCTGTCATTGCCATGTTGATTTCGTCTACATTGTGGTCTTCATCGTGCGTCCAATTGACGAACACACCAGCGACATTTACATCGCCTTCAGTGTCAGAGACTTTCACCTTGTTCAACTGTTCGTTGTCAACAGGGTTGCCTTCAGCATCGGTGTAGACATTCATTTCATCAAGGTTGGACAGCACAGTGCCCTTGACCAGCGACTCGTCTTTGGTGGTGGTGGTTTGCGCCCAGCGAGATAAGTGACCACCGTTGTAGGACACGGTTGTGCCTGAGACAGAGATTGATCCTTCTTGTGTTCCAGCTTGTCGAAGTGAAACAAGAACACCGTCATCAGCTTGCCTGTTCACTCGAATTCCCTCACCTGCACCCGTTCCTACTATTGAAATTACTCGCCCATCAGCTAGTAGCTCAGGCCCTACAGTAGCTCCAGCTGAAGCAGTCTTCCCCCCCCCCAGAAAGTCACCGCCGGAGGTGATGCGGGCACGTTCTGAGCCGTTTGTCTGGAATGTCATTCCAGTGTTATCTGTCAGCCCAAAAATACTTCCTACAACCACATCGCTATTGTTTAAAAAATACAGGCCAACAGAACCACTGTCATTACTGTCTTGGATTGCGATTCCAGCTCCGGCACTAATGTTGTCTAAATGAAGTCTGTAGGTAGGCGCAATCGTCCCAATCCCAACGTCGCCTGCGCTAGTGATACGCATACGTTCGGCTGGAGTAGTGCCTGTAATAAGCGCAATGTCGGCGGCTGCGTCTGAGCGTGCCTGTAAAAGCAGAGAACCACTATTATAAACACCAGTAAATCCAGACGCTCTGGCAATAACAGGATTACCATAACCAGTTGTGTAAGCCGCTACATTTTGCTTAAACACCACATTGCCAAGACTAGACTCTCCATTTACGAAAAACAAGCTAGTTGGACTACCCGTCCCAATCCCCACATTCTGGCTTGCGTCAATCGTGACAGCAGTGGTAGTTCCATTGCTCTGTAAAGCAAGAGTGCCGTTACTAGCTACTCCAGATGAATTAAGTGTAATTTGTGCCATGATTTTCCTTTACGGTGTACCGTTAGAGACAATGTTTGTTGCAGAAGTGATGATTCCAGTTGAAGACATAGAAGCAATTGTTGTTGCCCCATACTTGAACAGCAACTTACCACCAGACTCCTCAATTGTAAAGTTGGTAGTAAGCAGTTTAGGTGTTGATGCCGCAGTCCCTGTTGTGTTCTGATTCAATGTAGGAACATCAGCCGCAACCAATGCCCTAAAAGTAGGCACTCCAGCAGAACCATTAGGAGATGCCAACACATAGTTAGCAGTCTTGGATGCGTATGGATTTAGAGTGTCTCCATAACCAGCAGATAAGCTAATAGCTGGAGTAACTCCACCACTAGACGCAACAGGAGAAGTAGCCGTTACAGAAGTAACCGTCCCCGTATATTGATCGTTAGAGGTGACAGTGAAATTGGGATATGTACCACTGATAGACGTAGTACCCGCACCAGTCAAAGAAACAGTCTGGTCAGGGGCAGAGTTGGTAATGGTAATAGAACCAGCACCCTCAGTAATGCTGATACCTGTGCCATCAGTTAATGTGTGCTTCTCCCACAAAGACGTTGATTCGTTATAGATCAGGACTTGACCATTTGTAGCATTCTGAGCCGACACATTGTGCAACTCATCCATCTCATAGCCGTTTTGAATCCTGACCTCAATAGAGCCTTGATTTGCATGACTACGAGTAACAACACCAATATAGACCAAGTGATTTGGTGCATATTGCTTTGTGGATGTGTAAGCGCCAGCAGTAGTTGAACTCAAGTACAACTGTTGACCAGCAGTGAAAGCAGATGTATCTAATCCCGCAATATCACCAGCCAAAATAGCATAGCCATTGTTGTTATGCGAAATATCAGCAAAGACCAATCCAAATGTCTGGGCAGAAGTTGAATCACCTGTTGCTAAAGCCTTGGTAACAGTAGCCTTATTACCAGAAGCACCATTGATATAAACAACAGTTCCCTTTGCCAGTGTTGCGCCAGTCTCATTGCGAACCTGAGCAATCAATCTAGGGGAAGAATAAACAGCTAAGTCAGCAGTTGCACCTGTAGTCGTAACAGTAACGCTACTGTCAGCAGAGGTTACAAACTGCAATGTCTCTGATTGGTCAATCTTTTGCCAAGTAGAACCATTAAATATTAACCAATCTCCAATGTTCCAACTTGTAATGCCATCTAGGTTTGTTGAACCAGCAGTGCCAACAACGTAATAATAGCCGTTTGTCCCAACACTAGAAGTGAGAGTAGGAGAGTTTGTAGAAGCATTCCATGTTCCTTGGTAACTCAATCCACCAACAGCAGAACCCCATGAAAGGGTACTGCCATTCGTAGTTAAGAACTTTCCTGAGTTTCCTGTCTGGCTAGGAATTAGATTGTTAATCTGGGTTTGGAGAGAAGCTAGAGTATCAAGTACAGACTGAGAAGTACCGCCACCATTAGTAATGACTTTGATGCGTTCTGCAAGATCAGGAGCAACAACTTCACCAACATTGAGTTCACGACCAGAAGACAGTGTAATAACAAGGCTACCATCAAAATCAATGCGAGCAGAGGTAACAGAAACACCGTCAACACCATCCACTCCATCACGCCCATCTCTACCAGCGTCACCCTTATCACCCTTTGCGCCATCTTTGCCTGATCTTCCATCTTTACCATCTCGACCATCCTTGCCGTTGATACCGTCACGACCATCTTTGATGGATGCCACACGCTTTTCAATGGAATTACCCACATCGTCAAAACGTGAGCGAATGTCAGATTCAATCTTCTTTAGAGCCTGAACAACCAAGTCTACGTTCTCGCCAATCTTGCGCTTTTGCACTTCTTTAGCCTGAGCAACAGATTGCCGAACAGAATCCAAAACAGCCATTTGCTGCTCTGGAGTCATGTTTTTAAGGATTAACTCCTTGGCAAGGTTCTCGACATTCATCGCACAATTCCTGTCTGACTAGCACTCAATTGTTGGGTCAACTGATTGAGGAAATCTTCTTCCATGCCAGCTATCTTGTTATTCTTCTCTGACATCTGGAGTTCAACAATCTTAGACTTGTTCTTGATGTCGGCTTCTTTCAACATCAGTTCAGCAATCTTAACCCGCTTATCAAACTCCCTTGCGGCGGCTTCATCCTCGTTTGGCAAGTTCTTAGTGGTTGCGCCAAGGACTTTAGCCTGAATCTCTTGAGGCATCAACTGTGCTTCCATAGACAGTTTCACAGCATTTGCCTTGTTTTCTTCAGCTTGAGTCGTGTTCACAGCAATCTGAGCCTGAGCCGCTTGCATCGCCAACTGAGCTTGCATTTGTTGCATTTGCTGTGCTTCAGGGTTAGGCGCACTCATCTCATCCAAAGCCGCAATCAACTCATAGCGGTTTGTCAGGCTAGAGTTAGACAGGATACCTTTGAGGATGATAGGCAGAACTGGCGTATCAGGGCCAAGAGTCTGCAACAAGCCAATGAACTGTTTCTGTTCATATTCACGAGCAATGATGCCCAAAGTGGCAGTCGGGATGAAGTTCATGTCCACAGAGGGATAACGCTCTGGGTCAAACTGCATAAAGCGGAAAGCTGCCTTCTTGATAAACGGAATCAGGAAGTCTTCTTGGAAATTTACCAAGGTACGCTTGTACTTCTTGATGATGGTGGCAACAGCCATAGACATACCATCACCATCACGAGCCGAATTACTGACCATTCCTTGAGAATCAAGAGTGCCAGTGGCTTGCAAAAGCATACGCTCAAATTCTTTAGCCGTTGCCAAGTTGTTTTGGTCTACTTCACCAAACTTAAAGGGCATCAAAATCTCAGTAGGAGAGCCGTTTACAAGGATTGCCTTGCCTGGCTTGACTTCAAACTTAGCGCCACGAGGCAAACGAGTTGCATCCATAGCAATCATGGGGCTAGTTGTCAGTGCCAAAGAGTCTAAATGGCTACGAGTCTGGGCATCAATAGCTTTTTGCATATTGAAAGCCTTTTCAACCGTACCCCGACCCAACAAACGATTGGGAATCGTGTCATCTTGATAGCTCAAGACTGGACGATCTTTCATCATGTATGGGTTTTCTTCAGCTTTCAGGAGCAAACCATCGTTAGCAATGACCACAATGGCCTCAACCATGTCGGTATAGTCTTCAGCGGCTGAGTTTGAGGGGAATAACTCAACAATTTCCTTGTTTTCAGTCAAGTTATTGAGGTATTCACGAGGCACAAGACCGTAATAGGTCAGCAAAAGCACCTTTTCGTCCTGATATTGGGATACCTCTTGGGTTGGCTCAAGATCGGTGTCTTCATAGGTGGGCGTGATGTCTACTTTGCGGTAGATGCCCTTCTCGATGCCTTCAACAACCTTGTGAATACCCACATATTTCTCAATAGCCACGCCCATACAGTCATCAATGCTTGTCCCATTGGGGTCAAACAGGAAGTTCTTAGGGTTTACAGGGACGATCTTTACCGCAATACGGTTGGTTTCAGTCACGCCGATAGCAGCTTGCCCAACTTGTCCAGGGATTGCCTTGGTTGTTGGGATGTATTCTTTCTCAGTCTTGACGATGATCTCGCCAATGCCTGTTCCATAGATTTCAGCCATCAACTCGATCTGGTCGATAGATTTTCTGATTTTGTCTTTCTTGAAGTCTTCCATCATTTGGGCTTTGAGAGCCTCAACATCCAATGGATTACCGTCTACATCCTTGAGATCGTCTTGGATGTCAAAGAAGTCGCCTTGACCAAAGATAGCTTCCATGATTTCGGCATGGCGGGTTTCTACGGCTTGTTGGGTAGCGGGGGTGACGATACGGCTACGCTCAGATTCACGAGTCTTGTCTTCTGCCGCCCATTGACCACGGAAGATGCGTTCGTACTCTAGCCAGTCGGGGAGGAAGTTGACATCACGGTAATCACGCCACCGTTGGCAGTGGTCAACGACAAAGGCAGTGATTTCTTTGTCAGCCTCTGTTGGCTGATAAAACTCGTTTTGCTCTAATTTCACTTGTTTGTCTGTTGCCATGTGTCGCCCTTATATCCCCGAAATTATGTCTAGAGGCTCCCACTCATCTTCTTGGTCATCTTGGAAGTATGAGGTGACAGCCAGTTGGTCAATGTACGATAGGGCATCAGGTAAATCGTCATGAACACCTTGGGAAGGAAACATCAAGAGTTGATCTTTGAATTCATCCCAATCTTCCTCGGAGTTCAGCACAATACGCCCATGCTCAAACCGTCCTTGAAGTGACCAAATGATACGGTCGGCTTTTTTGCGATTACCGTGGGTCAAGTCAACTATGTGCGAATATACATTATTCTTCCGCATCAAGTCACTCAAATACGGCAAAACTGCGTTTTTTAGCGCACCCTTCTCAATTCCTATGGAAAGTGGCCTGTATTCCCGAATCTTGAGCAAAATGGTGGCGGCAGTCTCCCGAATGTCCCACCGCCCATAAACTATCTCTTTGACGAACCATTTACCCTCGTCTGTCACCTTGACCACAGCAATGGCAGTCTGGTCTAGCCGCTTCTTGGAGTTAGCCGCTTGTTTGGCAACTTCCTCAAAACCAGCCAAGTCAACAGCAATGTAGTAGCTACCATAGTCAGGCTCAACACCGTATTTCAGCCATTCTTCCTTGAAAACGTCAGAACCAGCGTTGTCAAAGGATGCCATATATTCGGTCTTGAATGCAAAACTGGACAAGGTTTTCTTTGCATTTTCGATTTCTTCTGGGTCAATTAGTTCATTATCGTAAGTTGTAAAAGACCAAGACTTATATTCATTATTTTCTGCCTTACCAAGTTGATAAAGATCAAAAAAATGATTTCGCCCCTTTGGTGTTCCTATGAACATGGCATCACCTTTTCTGTCTGACAGAGAGGCTCGGATAACTTGCTCCCATACAGATGGCTTCATATCTGCATACTCGTCAAGGACAACATATGACAAGCTGACACCACGAAGCGTATCTGGCCTATCTGCCCCACGAATATAGATAACAGCACCGTTGATTAGGGTTATCTCTTGATTGTTGATGTGGCTTGATGCAATGACATCTTTCCCAAGATCGGTCAAAACATTCCAAATAATGACCCTAGCCTGTCCCTGTGTTGGCGCAACGTACATGACACCAGAACCCTTTGGACAAACCAAGCCTTTGAGAAGCAAGGTAACTGCTGCAAGTCTTGATTTTCCACATCGTCTACCAGCACAAATCACTTTAAAGCGACTAGGGTCAACGATCACCTCTTGTTGCCATTTCAAAAGTTGAAAGTTAAGGTCTGTCATTTTTTAAGTACCTGATTGCATTCTCTAACTTTGAAATGTCATCGTGAAACTTACCAATAGCTGTATTGCATAAGTCACACAAAATCCCACGAACCGTATTTGTTTTATGGCAATGGTCAACTACCATTCTTGTTTTTGGTACTCCAGCTTCAGCTTTAACACCACAAATAGCACAACCACCGCCTTGCGAAGCAACCATAGCATCAAACATTTCGGTGGTCAATCCATATGTTGATTTCAAATGCCACCGCCTTTGACTTTGTTGATGTCTTGCTTTGTGCTCTGGGTCTGTTCTTAGTTTTATAGCTTGTTTGCTAAGTTTTGACCAACGAAACTCATCATTCTCGCCATACTTCTTTTTCTCCAAAATCCTAATGCATTCTTTACA